GAACCCTACCGCGCTAATGCATTTGTACAAAAAACTAAGACAGGAAGTAGTCTCCTCAAAAACGAATACTTAGAGCATTGTTTAGATGAACTAGGTATGAATAATGAGGATATTTGGAAAGACATCATTACACATGATGGGTCAGTACAGCATTTAGAATTTTTAGATCAGGACACGAAAGACATATTTAAGACCGGAGTAGAAATAGATCAAAGATGGATTGTAGAATTTGCCGCTGATAGGCAAGAACATATTTGTCAGAGCCAGTCTCTTAATTTATTTTTTCCGGCAGATGTTTCAAAGCAAGAGCTCCATGCCGTACATATGATGGCTTGGAAAAAAGGAGTAAAAACGCTATATTATTTAAGAAGTGAAGCCATAAAACGCGCAGATAAGGTATCTGATGAAGCTCTTAGACAGTATATATTCGATTCAATTTCAGAAGAAACGTGCTTAGCGTGCGAAGGTTAATATGGGATTATTAGACGAACGAAATTATTACAAGCCTTTCAATTACCCATGGGCATTTGAAAATTACAAACTTCAACAACAAATGCATTGGCTTCCAAGCGAAGTAAACCTAGCAGATGATTTAAGGGATTATAAAGAAAAATTAACAGTAGAAAATCGAAAGTTAATTACTCAGATTTTTAGATTCTTTACACAAGCAGACGTGGATGTATGTGCAGGCTATGCTAATCACTATCTTCCCACATTTAAACAGCCAGAAGTAAGAATGATGCTAGCTTCTTTTGCATCTATGGAAGCGGTGCATCAGGAAGCGTATTCCTTATTATTAGAGACATTGGGATTCCCTGATGAAGAGTATCAAATGTTTCTAGAGTATCAAGCTATGTTAGATAAGCATGAGTATCTAAGTAATTTTGGCACACGAAATCCTACTGACTTAGCTAAAACTATGGCTATATACTCAGGATTTACAGAGGGAGTTCAACTGTTTAGTAGTTTTGCTATTCTTTTAAATTTTCCCAGACACAATTTAATGAAAGGTATGGGACAGATTGTTACTTGGTCTGTTCGAGATGAAAGTCTACACGTTGAAGGAATGACACAGTTATTCCGTACTTTTATTAAAGAAAATAAGTATATATGGAACGATGATTTAAAGTATGAAATCTACTGTGCTGCGGAAAGAACTGTAGAACTAGAAGATTCTTTTATTGATCTATGTTTTGAGAACGCAGAAGTACCTGATCTAACACCTGAAGAGGTGAAAGAGTATATCAGATATATTGCTGATAGACGTTTACTAGGACTGGGCATGAAAAAGATATTTGGAAGCACTACCAACCCCCTAACTTGGCTAGACTATATGTTAAATGGAGTAGAGCACACTAATTTCTTTGAAAATAGGGCTACAGAATACTCCAAAGCCAGTACAACTGGGAATTGGAAAGATATATTTAAATAACAAGGAAAAACATAATGTTTAATATTTCATGTTCAGGCCGAAAAGACTGGCACTTTCATATCAGAGATTGGTTGGATCTTCAAAGAAGCCATGCAAGGATTCATAGTAATTTTGAATTTGACTATGATGATATAGACTATGCTTTTGGCGTTGTTGAAGGACATTCTCCGCTTAAAGGGGGCAGAATTACTCCAGAGAATGTGATTAATTTAACCAGATTAGATGAATATTGGTTATATGATCATAATATAGGTATAAAAATGCCTTTGTCTTCTAAAGTTTTTAGTGATGATATGTATAAAGGAAGTCTTGATACTTTAAAACGTTATCATCGAAAAGGAAACGGTATTATTGTTGCAACTGATAAGTTGGCTGAATGTATTAGAAATGATTTTCCAGATTATAAAATTGAAGCAAGTTGTATACAAGCTATTACTGATAATAAACACTATGAAAAGAAAGTCGCATTAGGATTATATGATACGATTGTTTTACCTATTCATAGTAATGATGATATTAAATTTATAGAAAGTATTAAAAGAAAAGATTTGTTGAGATTATTTATGAACGTAGAATGTTCTTATAATTGTCCTAGTAAGGTTTGTTATAATACAACATCTATATATAATAAGGACTCAGCATCTGGAACAGCAACTAAAATGCAGTGTAGTTTCTATGATTTGGGATTAGAACGCACATTTTATAATGATGATATAAATTGGAGTGAGTTTTATTTTGATTTACCAATGTACGAAAAAATGGGCATATCTAACTTTAAATTAGTCTCTCCGTGGGAATACCAACAACGCACATTTATTATGTATGAAAAAAATAAAACAGCAATGCCAGTGACTATAAAATAAGCAGTTTTAAGACATACTTAGGTCGGTCCCAAGGTAGTGGGACTAACCTAAGTACTAAGCCTATGAAGGTTCAGTAGGAAACGTTATATCATCTGGTTCAAACCCTTCGGTTTCAACATCATCGTTATCTGCAGGCATATCTCTAAGTTTCTGTCTGTAAGTAGCCCATTCGGCTTTTTTGGCATCTGATAAAGGACTATCCGCAGTCTGTGTCCAATCGCAGTGAGCTAAGATAGCATCACGAGTACTTCTAATAAACGTTGCAATCTGCTCCTCTGTCCATACTGGGGCAATCAGTGGGGGGAAGTGCTCTTTCCATCCAAGTTCGTCTAAACCGACTTGATCTTTTAGACCAGTTTTCCGTTTCACGTCTGGATAAGAAATAGGGCCTTCGACTACATTACCATCCTCATCTACTAAATTATAATATACTGTCATTACATATCTCCTGTCTTAGTATCTGGGAACTTTCGTCCTTCACCCCATATAATACGAACACAACCTCTTCCGCCAGGATGATGCCCGCCTCCACTCCATTCAGTAGTGCCAGCACCACCAGCACCACCACCATAATCTCCACCTTTGCGCTGTTTTACGCCTTTACCCCACCAATTATTTTCACCACACAACCCACTTTCTCCTCCAGATCCACCTTCTCCGCCAGCATAGTTTGCTGCTGTCCCTGAAGGGCCTTGTCCCCAAGGACCAGTACCGCCACCAGAAGCACCACCGTGTGTAGAACTGTAAGGACTACCACTAGCACCGCCACCACCAGCTCCTGGATCTGTAGCTCCAGTTCCGCCATCACCGGTATAACCTCCAGCACCGCAACCCCAGCCCCAGCTTGGACTAGTGCCGCCGTTACCACCACCGTCACCAGTGAATCCCGAGCCTTTACCACCGCCTTGACCGCATACTGTGGAAGTATCTATAAAATACGAATCACCACCATGATAATTATTAGTTGATGCTGTATTGTGTGGGTCAGTGCCAGCACCACCGGCTCTACCAACCATTACATCATATACAGTACCTGCAGTAACTGGAATATTATTCTTCCAGCCTAAGCCTCCACCTCGACCGCCATCATTTGCCCATACGGCTCCGTGCATTGCTTCACCGCCGCCAATACATACTACGCAAACTGAAGTCACCCCTGTTGGACATGTCCAATATGATAAACCCCCAAGATTGTATAGTGCTTGACCTACGGCTGCACCTCCACCGCTTGATGCTGCTGCTGCTGCTCCTCCTGTTTTTGCTGTTAAAGCCATAATTTAACCTCTATGTAATTTCTATGCCTGATGCATAGGCGCTGTAAGTAATGCCTGTATTGTGTTTCATATAACCTGCGAAACCAAATCTGTTTCCAAACGCTGTTTGTGTTACAAAAGGACTAGAAACACCCCGAACCCATGTGGGAGTGCTGGGATTCATGTCTATTAATACACATTGATCGCTCCATTCAGTAAAGATCAAGGCTACTCCCGGCGCAATTTCGCTACCACCTTGTGCATATTCCGTTGATCCACTGGTACCATTAGCGACTCTTGTTACAGTGCTGGTAGCTATATCGAAATAACTCCAGTGACTAGTTCCCTGCTCTATGATTAATGCCTTTCCAGCATATGGCCCGCTCACCGGTGTTACTATACAGGCACCATCACAATAGCTACCGACATTAAAGTTAGAGTTGGTATGCTGTGTTACAGTCAGCCCACTAAGATTAATTTCCCATAAATTCTGGTTCCCCCCTTCTCTTTTAGACCAAAGCTTACCGTCATGATGTAGCAAGTATGATCCTTGATTCCCTTGACATGCTTCATAAGTGCTACCTGTGGTCAGCGTGCTATAGGTATGGTCCTTTAAGCTTGTTCTATAGAGGTCAGTGGTAGTTCCACTAGCAGAGCTATAAAGGTACTCGTCATCTGCTGTTATAGCATAGGAGGTAGAAGGAAGACTCCACGAAGCCAGAGCAGTCTGTGATCCCCTATATTTATAAATATTGTTGCTATATTGTCTGTAAAAGTAGGGGGTAGAACCATCTCCACCGCCTGTAGCTCCAGAAGGAGGTACCGCTGCGACAGCATCATCAGCGTTAGTACCAGAAGAGGTGTATTGAGTCTTTGTGGTCATCGATGTCGGCGAACCTGTTCCTGGACCAGTCATATATTGTATGCCAGTGGAGCCCTCGGCAAAAAACATGCCTTCAAATGAACCTGCCCAACCTGTGTCAGTAGTAGGAGTAGCTATAATCTTTAATGTTGAACTGGGACCAACTATAAGGTTGCCATCTAGTGAAAAAGCTGAATCTGCTCCTGTAGTATGGGTATGCCCATCTAAATCAAGAGTAGGAGTTGGCACACGAGTCTTTCCTTTACCAGCGACACTATTTGAATCAACCTGAAAAACCACATCCTTAATGACGGCTCTTTCAGATGCTGATGTAGTCACTATGTCTATCTCTAAAGCTGCGGACCCCGCATTTTGAGCTGTCGAGGGAACGACGTCATTAACATTTTTAAATACTTTTAGTGTTTCTGCCATTTTAGTTTCCTATGTTACCTCTACGCCGCTTACTAAGGCTTCGTAATTAAAGTCTTGCATAGTCTCATCTGCAACGCTGCCCAAAATTCCTGCAAAACCGAACCTGTTGCCGTAAGAGTAATTAGTAGTATAACCATGACCAGCACCACTACTAGTAGTGGTAGTATAAGTCATCGTATTCAAATCTATTAATGTCGCACGATCAGTTTGTTCTCCAAAGATAATACCTACCCCCGGCGCTATTTCTGCACCACCTTGTGCATATTCTGTTGATGTACTAGTACCATTAGAGACTCTTGTTACCACGTCAGTATCTATATTATAATACCACCAGTAATTATCTCCTGCCTCTACAACATAGTTCGTTCCGTCCAGAGCGGTTGTTGTGAAACCTCCGTCACAATAGGAACCCGTATTAAAATCGCTAGAGTTAGTTCTTGTCACATTCATGTCCGAAAGGCGAATTTTGTCAAGATATGTACTATTGCCTTCGTCTCTGGAGTATAAGAAGCCCTTGTGATGATGAAAACAAGCACCTTGGTTACCTCGAGGTGCATTATAAGAACCTCCCGTTGTGTTTATCGTGCTCTCAGATTGGTCAGACATTTTCGTTCTGTAAATTGTAGTTGTAGATCCCGATGCCGATCTATAAATGTATTCTCCGTCATTACATATACCATAGCCGGTAGAACCATGAGTCCAGCTGTGAACAAAGCTGCCGGCTTCAGAATACTTATAAATTGCATTATTGTACAACTTATAGTAGAAGCGTGTCCCAGTAGCTGAGCCACCATGCAGTGTTCCCTTAACAAACGCTCCAGTGGCATCATCACAAGGTTGCCCACCAGTTGATAATTGAGTCGGTGTTATTGAGGCAGCGTCGACACCATTCCCCTCAAGGAATTGTAGGCCAGATGAGTTCTCACTGAAGAACATTCCTTTAAAATAGTTCTCGGTGCCGACGTAGCCTGATATCGGCGTCGCCTTAATCTTCAATGTTGAATTAGGTCCCATTATAAGGGTGCCCTCAACTGAAAGATTTCCATCTGTTCCTGTGGCCGCCGTATACCCGTCTAAATCAAGCTCGATGGGAGAGACGCGTTGTTTGCCAGTGTTACCACAATTAAATTCCACATCTTTAATGACAGCTCTTTGATTGGCTGATGTAGTATGTAGAGTGTAGTCTATAGCTGCATCCATGTCTCCTGGTACGACGGCGGTGCCCCCAGTGTTTTTAAATACTTTTACATTTTCTGCCATTTTAAGTTCCTATGAGTACATTAAGTAGCCAGCTATGGTAAATCCAGCAGCTTCTACTGGAGTTTCCCAAGTGGGATCTGCGGCAGCGCCTGCCGACGTTAAAAGTTGTCCTGTAGTACCTTGTGCCAGATACTTCGGATCAGCGGCTGCTCCTCCTGATTGTAAAATTTGGCCGTCAGTACCTTGTGCCAAATACTTCGGGTTAGCGTTAGCTCCGCCTGATTGTAAAATTTGACCATTTGCACCAGGACCCAGTCTTGCTGGCCCTGTTGCATCACGGATTAAGAAATCTCCATGTGTGGTGATTGTTGTTGCTACGTCCGTACCCGCATTTGCAAAATTATCCCAATGTGCTGAGTCTGAACCAAATGCAGTTGAGGTGTGATCCGCAGTAGCTACATACGTCGCTCCGCCTGAATTCACAATATCATTAATCTTGTAAACTGTGGCTGTTAGCCAAGCGCCTTTCCAGTCCATCCCGCCAGAAAACTTCGCCCATTTAGATGCAGCTAAGTCTGTTGCAAACACTCCGGAAGAATGTGATACTAATGTCCTATAGGTTTGACCACCATAAGTTACGATGTCATCCAGTAGATAGGAAGTAGAAGTAGCCCAATTCCCTATATGCCTAAACCCCGCAGCCATGCGCTCCCAAGAAGCGGTAACTATGTTGGGAATGTCCCCTGTAGTATCTACTTTAGCAATATAGCTGTTACCACCATAAGTTACAATGTCATTTACAGTATAAGCAGTACCAGTAGCCCAAACGCCTATAAACTCTATGCCTACAGAAAATGGTTGCCATTTAGCTGTAACAGTTACAGGATTATCACCTGTAGTATTTGCTAGTGCGACATAGGAGTTCGCTCCATAAGTTACAATGTCACCTTTGACATAAGCAGTACCACCAGCCCAAGCAGCAAGAAACTGAACGCCTTTGGCCAATTCTTGCCAAGAAGCTGTAACCGTTCCAGGATTATCACCTACATTAGTTACTAATGCAATATAGGTAGTAGCTCCATAAGACACAAGATCATCTTTCTGATAATTAACGGCAACATCCCAAACACCTATCCATTCAATACCGGAAGTCATACGCTCCCAAGAAGCTGTAACTGTTGCAGGGTTGTCGCCTGTATTTGTGATACGAGCGATGTAGGTATTACCACCATAACCTACAACATCATCTTTCTGATAAGCAGTACCAATAGCCCAGTCACCCATCCAATCAATACCAGAAGACAATACGTCCCAATGTGCAGTATTGACAGATGGATCACTACCTTGAGTAGGATTATCAGCTGTGGCAATATATGCGTTGCCACCAAAAGTAGCTACGTCATTGATTTTATAATCGGCTTTAGAAGTATCCCAAGCAGCAGTATACTTAATACCACTTGTGAGCACATCCCATTTAGCTGTGTCTGTGGGTAATTGACCCACGTTGTCCATTTTTGAAATATATACATTAGCACCATAAGTGACTACATCATCTTTCTGATAAGAGGAGGAATTATTATAAACTCCTTCCCATTGAATACCATGTGAGAATGTATTCCAATATGTTGCGTTTGTGGGAAGATTGCCTCCCGCTGAATTTTGAACACAAATATAAGTATTGGCACCATAATAAACGATATCATCTACTTGATATACCGTTGAATTGTCGTATGCGCCTTCAAACTTAACACCTGTAGCGAGTAGCTGCCAGTAGGTAGCATTTGGAGGTGCATTACCTGCAGATGGTTCAGTAAGGATACATACATATGCGTTATTAGCATGGTGTACCACTTCGTGAGCCTTGTATGCAGTTGCTGCAGCGTATTCACCTTTCCACGATAGCCCTTCCTGAACTAATGCCCAGTAGGTAGCGTTTGTGGTTAGATTACCGCTTGTTTTTAGTGCATAAATGTAAACATATACGTCACCACCGTAACGCACCAAGTCATTGGATTCATACTGGGTGTTTGACGCCCACTCTCCAACCCAATTAAATCGTAGTTTTCCTAAATCAATAGTTGTGCTCATTTTCCTTGATTCTCCATGCTATTATTATAGCAAGCCTGACATTTTATGTCAAGAATTTTTTTTTCGGTACCTCTTCAGTTGTGATTCTAAAACAGAAAAATTATTTTTAAGTTGTTATTCGTATACTACTTCTAAATGTCCGCTTGTGCCCCACTGGTACACTAATTTACTTTGTGACCAGAAGTAGTCTTTATAATCACTATCGTTCTGAATGTAGGCACTGTCAGGTAAAATCACTGTGGCGTCATCTATGATTTCTACAGTTAGATTACCTGTACTTTTATCCAGCTTAAAGCCATAGAAAGCTTCATGACTATGTGTTGGTGTATCACCAGGTTGAGCTCCTATATAAGCCATTAGGTTACCTCCAATACGCTTAAGAATGCGGTCATAAGATTGGTACTTGAGGCTAAAGCCTTTATACTATCTCCCGCTTCTAGATTTATCGGTTTATCGAATGTTAATGTACTGCCTGGTGGAACAGGTGCTCTATAAAGAATCTTATAGTCTGTGCTTGCAGAGGCATCATTAACAATAATAGTTACAAGACCCTCATAAGCCTCAGTTATGTTAGTTAAAAATAATGCATTTACTACCGATTGAGTTGCCACAGGAGCTGTATACATTGTTTGAGCGGTAGCAGTAAGACTAAGCCCTTTATTTTTGAACGCATTAGCCATATTAGCCTCCTAATGCTATAGCCATCGCTACAGCAGTATCACTAACAGCTGCTTGAGCGGCTGCAGCGGCTGCATCTGCAGCATCTATTTGAGCTTGAACATCAGAACTAACATCATCTAAATGATCTATTATTGCTCCGCTATCTGCTATATCTCTTGCTCTAGTCATAGTTTACTCCTTTGGTATCTTTTTTATCTAAACGGTGGCCCTACAAACCATGTAACAAGTGAACATCGGGTGCCCTTAGTTACTTGTTCAACTCTGTGCATCATAAAAGAAGGAAACACTATAACAGTTCCTACTCCATTAAACTCTGGAGTATATATTTCTTGTCTAATTGTCTTAAACTGAAAGTTGCCCCCTTCATAATCGTCATTTAGTATGATGCCCATACTCAGTTTTCTAACATTTCCGTGTTTGATTTTATTTTCTGGTGTATTGTATACACTAAAATTGTCGCTTTTGCCATCATGGTGGAAGTCATAAAAACCTCCTTCTTCATACTTGCCAATTTGTACGGATTCGGCACCTGTAATGTCGTATCTCCAACCAGCCAGATCATTTGCTTCTAGCATATAGGGCCAGATTAAATCATATACCCATTGATCACTTGTCCAAGCAACTTTACTTATTCTAACTTTTTTGTCTATCTTCGTAGCTTGTCCGCCATGACCCACTACTGCTTCTTCTTCTTTACCTCCTACCTTCAATATTTTATTACAAGTTTTTCTGTCTATTGCTCTGGTAAAATAATAATAATTATTAGTTAGATTCATTTATTGTATCCACATAGCTAAATGGTTTTATAGACACGCCTGGAGGAATATAAGAAGGATCCGCCAAGTTCATACCACGAGGGATGCTAGCAGGATCAACAATATCCTCTACCCGATCACCAGTACGCATTGCATGAATACAAAATGCAACTGTATTGTCTTCTAAGGCAACCAACTCGTGACTCTTGCCTTGACGGATAAGTATCATATGGGGTGCTTTAAATTCAGTAGCTTGTCCGTTTACAGTAACTTGAAGTGCTCCAGCCGCAAGAAGGGTCATGTGATCGAACTGATGAGTATGTCCGTACTCTATGTCTCCAACAGACCTGAAAAACATCATTCGGCTCCACAAGTTAGATACACATCCTAAAGTTATTTCTGGATTGTTCATAATTCTGATGATGGAATAGTTGATTCCCCTTCAACTTCTTCTCCTATTAGAGATGTCATTCCTGTTAGTGATGTATCTAGTTCTGAGTCAAGAATTTTTTCTTCTAAAGCTAACAGGACAGATGGGCAGCACTCCACTATTCTTGCATGCAAAGCATCTCCAGTAATGGCTGGGACTTCCCACAGGTTTATATTAAAATCGGTTTTACAACGCGCAATCTCGCCATCCTCATTGAGTCTAGGGTTCCCATCTTCGTCTTTAAGGCAAAGATGTTCCACCGATACTTTGTCAGTATAGAATCGAACAACGATGCTGTGCTGCTCTGGGTGTACTTCTATAATTTTGTATTTGAAATTCATGTTATCTCCTAAGTAATAGTGCCAGTTCGTGTACCAGTTTGTCGCCATGTAATATTTGCGTCTCCAGTAATGGCTGCACCCGTAGGACCTGCTGAACCTGCATTACCTGCTGGACCCGTAGGACCACTATTTTGTCTTGGAGTATTTGAGCCAGGATATCCAAACCAAGCTCTCGCTCCTCCAGTATAACCTAGGGCACCATCTTGACCTGCTAGGCCCATACCACCAGTACCACCACTGGCTCCCATTCCTCCAGTACCTCCAGCACCAGCGCCTCCGCCACCACCATTTGAGCCGGGGCATGGATAGGCCGCCGGTCCTCCTAACGGTGAAGTTCCGCCATAAGAGCCGGGACCACCACCTTGCATATTGGAACCGCCGCCTCCGCCGCCGCCTCCGCCTCCGCCGCCTCCGCCGCCCAATCCCATTCCTCCAAGTCCACCTGGACCTCCGGGACCTGCAGCACCTGCAGCACCTCCTAGGCTTTGTATAGTACCAGAATTATAAACAGTAGTTACGACACCGCTATTATTATCAGCGGTAAATGCTATACCCCCTTGGCCACCCGTTCCTCCATTACCTCCAGTACCACCTGGACCTCCGGGAGTGCCATAATTGCCCGATGCACTAGCACCATTGGTGCCCGCACTACCTTGAGTGCCCGGACCACCGGTACCACCGGTAGAACCACCCGCACCATTAGCGCCTCCAACACCTGGGGGCATGACATAAGGAGAATTGCCCTCACTACCGGTACTACCGGTAGAACCTGCAGTACCGGCTACAGCATAAGCTGTACATGTAGCGTTCTGTCTAATCAAGATGTCGCTACCCGCACGCCATGTAGAACCGGTTCTAATAGCCGGTTGGTTAAGGTTGGTTGACCCGAGGTCAGAATCGAATATCGCCTCACAGCGCACAGCATTTGGAGGGGAACCCGCAGCTGTATAAATGGTATAGTCGTTTCCTGTACCAGGGGTTAACACTATTAAAGGTACCCCTGTAAATGCCATCATTATGAAGCACCTCTAGATACTAATGCACCATAAAAATTAGTACCGTCATAAAAAAATGATAAAATGTCTATCGCATTAGCTGCTGTAGATAATACTGGTGCGGATCCTGCACTCCACTTAAAGTTAGCAGGCCAAGTAACAAGTCTATTACCTGCACCATACTGAGTAATTCTTAATACAGAAGTACCCACTACCGCATTTGTTGGAGCTTGCAGTGTTCTATTGCCATCTATTTGCCACAAACCTATATTTCCATTAGCTATATTCCAAGCAACTGTAGCTGCATCAGTCAAAGTTTGTGTAGCATCTCCACTAGTTGCATCAGCCCAACTTAATGTACCAGTACCATTTGTTTGTAATATTTGATCTGCAGTACCTGCAGTATTTGGTAATATTAATGTATAATTAGCTGACGCACTATGTGGTGGGGATTTTATCTTTACACCATGAGTATTAGATGAACAATTGAGTTGCACTGTACCATCAGCACCGCCAGCACCTTTGACCTCAAAAACTCCTGATCCATTTGGAGTAACTTTTATATTGCCATTACTTGTACTTGTTGTTAATTCGTTGTCTTGAACATCTAAGTCGCCAGCAAGTTGTGGTGTTAGATCTTCTACAACATGATCTATACCACCAGTATCATCTGATACTACCCAAGAAGTACCGTTGTATTTTAAAATTTTACCATTTGCAACACCTGAAGTACTAACATCTGTTAAACCTGCTAGTGTTTCAGATCCACCAGTATCATCTGATACTACCCAAGAAGTACCGTTGTATTTTAAAATTTTTCCATTTGCAACACCTGAAGTACTAACATCGTTTAAAGCGCCCAGTGTTTCGGCTCCCGCGCCTGTATTATTTGCCCATGCTATATCTGTACCATCACTAATAAGAACTTGTTCATTTGAGCCCGGTGGAAGTACTGTAGTTGCTCCAGATGAATTACCATAAAGTATTGATCCTCTACTTAATGCATCTAATTTATTTAACTCAGCAGGCGTTGAAGTGATAGCTGTAGTTGTAGAGGCCGCCAAGACTGGAATATATCCACCTTGATTAATTAAATATTGAGTATGATCTGCTGTTGGGTCTACAACACTAAGTGTAGTTTCGTGTGCATCCGCTGTAGCGCCTTCAAATATTATAGCATTTTGAGCGTTCATTGTAACAGTATCAACTACAGTTGATGTACCTGCAACTGTAAGATTAGGAACTAATAATTCTCCTGTACTTGGATTATATCGTAATGCACCTGTATCATCTAAGAGCCCATTAGACTCATTATGAAATACTACAGGAAAATTTGTATTTACTGCGCTATCTGTAACTGTAGCTGTAGTAGCAAGTGTTGCTGTTGCTGCGGTGCCTGATGTGTCTTGTGTGCCTGCTGCGTTAACTCCTGGTAAGTCGATATTAGCTGTGCCGTTAAATGATACACCACCAATAGTTCTTGCCGTTGCTAATGCTGTTGCTGTTGCTGCGTTACCCGTAGTCGATCCTGAAGAGCCACTTACATCACCAGTTACATCACCAGTTACATCACCAGTTAAGGCGCCCGCAAAAGTTGTTCCAACTACTGCACCTGTAAACGTAGTTCCAGTTGTAAGAGCATATGTGCTTGCATTTATAACATAACCAAGACTAGTCCAAGCTGTAGACGCATCTCCTATTTTAATTTTATCAGTATCAGTTTCAAATCCTAATTCGCCGCTGGCTAAAGTAGGATTAGCACTGGTCCAATTAGCTGCAGTATCTCTTCTAATTTGTATAACATCAGCCACTGGCAGTTCCTCCGTTTATTGTTTGTGCGCTTGTATAAGCTGTAGTAGCACTTCCACCATCTGCTTTAATAATATGTTGTCTAAAACTGCCTGATTCCGCAAATGCGACTACTTGTATAATATCGTCTACTGTTGCTCCTGAAGCCAATGTTATACTAATTCCATTGGTAGCAGTCACGTCTGTTCCTACTACTAATTTGACTCCGTTCATATATACGTCTACAAGTCCTACTGTATAAGTAAGTCCTGTAAAAAGTGTTTGATTTGCTGTTGCAGTAAAAGTAGTCTTTACATATACAAGACCGCCACTACTAGCCCCAACTTCTATAATTTCTTCAGTACCATCATCTTTCTTGATGTACATCTTGCCATCATAGGTATTAATTGCAACTTCACCTAAAGCAAGTTGAGCAGTAGTAGGCTCGGCACTAGCAGTACTAGACCGCTTGAGCTTAATTATTTGTGACATTTAGAACGTGCCTCCATCGACAGTGCTTGTCCATGTAGGAGTGCCAGAGTTAGATACGAGCAAATAGCCATCTGTTCCAGCCGCTGTGGCCTTTATGCCATTTGCTGCATCACCGTATAAAATACCGTCTGTAGTAAAGGAGCTTCGTCCTGTTCCACCATCTGCTACCGTTAAATCTGTAATTCCTGTTACACTACCACCTGTAATTGCTACTGAACTATCTTCTAAGTGAGCAACTACGGTAGCTATTTCGTACCCAGTTCCATTTTTATTTACAGTTGTACCAGGTACCGCTTGATTATCTTTAAATAAATGCCATTTCTTATCTGTCGCATCTCTAAATAATCCAGAGTATGCATCTTGTGAACCTGAAGTATCGTATAATCCGTAGAAACCAATATCTACAGCGTCTGCTGTATTATTACCAGTTGCTAAAGCCATTAATGGATCTTCAACACTCATAGTTTCAGTATTAACAGTAGTAGTTGTACCGTTTACTGTGAAGTCCCCAGCAACAATTAAATTACCAGAAGTAGTAAGATTTCCAGTACCATTTGGATTAATATTAATATCACCATTAGTATCAGTAGAAGTAATAGTATTGCCATTAAATGTTAAATTATCAACATTTAACTGATCAAGTTTACTATTAGCATCTACTATTAGAGCACTGGAAGCGGTTAAAGCACCCGCTGCATGATCAAGATAATCAACATATAACTTACCGCCAATTACCTCTACACTAGAATCTCCTGGATGCCCAACGAATAATTTATGGCTGGAAGAAGAATATGCCAACTCCCCTTTAGTAAGGGTAGAAGGTACTGCCGTAGTATTACTTCGTTTAATTTTTACTATTTGTACCATGAAATTACTCTATTAAGCTAAAAAGCTCCTGCATCAACTATATCTGAGTCTCCGGGAGGGGTTCCAAGCATTATTGGTACCCACTCATAAACTCCAGTTGATGTTTCTCTGTATACTTTAAAGTCCTCGTCATCCGTATCATACCAAGTATCACCTTCACTTACGGAAGCTCCTGTAGGTGCAGCAGCTTGTCTAAAACTCTGATCTGCTAATTGCTCTAAAGCGTCTTGCACATTTGTTGCAGTTATAGAACCATATGCTGTGCTAAGTATTGATGACGCTGGTGTAACTCCTACGGCTAACGCTAAATTATAAGCATTTACTTCCGTAATTGTAGGTGATATTGATAAAGATGTAGTAGACCCTGTGGCCTCTACAGTTGTTACAGATTCTGTAATCTCTATTGATATTGGACCTGGCATTATCTAGTCACCTCCGGAGTTAAAATAACTGTTCCTTCCATTAATCTATTAACTATTACATCTGAAGCAGTATATATTTCTAAGTCATAATAATACTTCCCTGCAGATATAGCAGATGAAGTTGAATTTGTTAATTGCATTTTTAATGATCCAGCAGCCGCATCAATTATAGAACAAGTAAAAGTAGCTGCTGCGGTAGCGGCCCCTTTAGTGTTACGCATTTGCGCCCGAGCTGAATAACCAGTAAGATTCTTTACTACATTATCTTCTTTTACGACTAAATCTAGGGCGAAGTCTGAACCCTGATCTATTTTTAAATTATAAGCTGCTGCCGTCATTGAAATTCTCCATGCTGTTATTATAGCAAGCTCGACATTTTAAGTCAAGAAATTTTTTTTAGCTACCTCTTCAGTTGTGATTGTAAAACAAAAAAATGATTTTTTCTATCCTCCAATTAATACTTCTAACGTGTGTGTAGTTTTAAATATACACCAATCTGAATAAATAACTCTTCCAGTCCCTCCAATTTCAGTTAATTTAAATCTACCTCTTTCTCTTATTGAATATTGATATACATTATCTTCTTCAAGCCCCGTTGGAAATGTACCATCACGAGATATATAAATGGAAGGCTCGGCTGTATTATTTGCCCAAGAAGTTTGACTATAAATATTACCTTGATATAGCGTTACATTTTGATTTGCTGATAATTGAGAGTCTGGATCTGCAGGACTAACTAATCTACCACTATTCCCATAACTAGAGTCAAGTTCAGTACTTACACTATAACTAGGATTATTAAGATTTCCTTTTATTTTAAATGTACCTGTTCCTCCTGCCCTAACATCTACGGTAGCAGTAGTAAAACCTGAACTATCTGCAGTTGTCACCTCACTTGCATAAGCTGATACTTCATAAATTCCATTATTTATAGTAGGCTGTAAAATTTTTAAATACCAACTTAAAGAAGTATCATTAATTGTCCAAGTCACAGCACCATAGTCTCCTCCTATAGCGTCTTGGCGACTACTATCTGTATATAAAGTAGTAGTAGCAACTTCATTATTAGCTAAGGGATATCCATCATTATCAAAATCGCCATCAGAAACTAAATCTGCTTTTACAGTAAAAGTGGCTGAAGCTGAGTTACCTGAAATAACAAAAGTTCCATCTAAATTAGGATTTCCTACTATATCTGCTGATTGAATACCTGTTGTGCGATGATGAATTTGAGTACCATTAGCAACATTAGTAGTGGTTAAAGTAATAGTTTGAACTCCTCCTTCATTAACTGCAGCAGAAGCAACAGACATTACAAAAGACTCATTAGTTGCATTATAAAAATTATTTAATGAAATTGGGTTATTAGAAAAAGGAACACTTGCATTATAAATATTATTAGGTACATAAGAGCCTCCTTTATAATACTGATTCATACTACTAGGTGTGGGACCCCCAAAATGAGTTCTCAAATTACCAATAGAAATAGCCCCACTACTTTGAAGATTTGCCATTTTCTAATTCCTCTACTTTTTCTTTTAATTCTTTGATTGCATTGACTAGTAGTGGAACTAGTAGTTCGTATCTCACACCTTTAGTACCATCTACCCTGTCTGCAACAGCTTCGGGAAGAATTTTTTCTATTTCTTGAGCAACCATACCTACATCTTTCTTTCTAACAAAGTATCCGTCTTCGCCACCTCTTTCTTTAATATTACTATCCTTCCAACTAAAGTTATATCCAGAAATAGACATAACTTTATCAAGTGCATTACTTATGGGATTTAAATCTTCTTTTAAAGCAATATCAGAAGAATTAAAGGCTGTGATATTGCCATCAGCAGTAATAGTGCTGCTACAAGCAATAGCTCCGGTACTTATAGAACCTGCAAGTCTAGTGTTAACTAAAGTATCACTATAATATTTATTAGTAGAACCTTGGGATAAGTTATCAGTATCAAAATCACCCATATCAACAGAAATTTGATCAGCAGCTACATTTATTCCAGTTCCTCCACCAATATTAAATGTTATTCCACTAAGTGCCATTCCAGCACCGCCAAGATAAGTTGTATTTGTATAATTACTTGAATGAATTGTGCCCGCACCAGAACTTGTCCAGTTTATATGTTCTGCGGCACTAACACCGCTTAAAGAATTATGAGAAAAGTCACTTGCTACATAAGTTGTATTTGTGTCAGTAAAAGTTGCTGTTTCAATACCTGTTATATGCCCAAACTCATCTAACGTTATATCCTGAATCCCTACTCTACCCGCATTATTTGAACTCGCCTGATTACTTGTATTAGCGTGACTTATAGTACCAGTAGTAGAAATTGGTCCGCCTGTTAATCCATTTCCTGTGGCTACATTTGTAACAGTACCAGTATTTGCTGTAGCATTACTTGGTGCGTGGGCAGCTTGACTATGTGTATAAGCTGCACTACCATGGTCTCCTCTATGTGCATCTCCCGAACCAGTACCTAGAGCTAAGCCCCCCGGTATTGCATCCCATACAGCTGTTCCTGAGGAACTGTATTTTAAGAACTGCCCTGAAGAGCCTCCTGTAGGTATATGTTTATTTCCCGCAGTTGTTAAATGACTAACAGTAACATTACCTGAAGTACCCCCTCCAGTTAAATGAGTACCTGCTGTAATACCTGTTATAGTACCTGAACCACCCCCACTTCCGCCATCTTCCCAAGTAACAGTACCAGACCCGTCTGTTGTTAAAACTTGATCGGCACTGCCATCTACTGTTGGTAAAGTATAGGTATCAGCAATTCTAACAGCACCATATGTCAATATAGAATAACTACTAGTAGATAGATGTACTTGATTTGAAAAACCACCCCATGCCGAACTAGCACGTCCAAACCAGCCGCCATAACCATTGGTGCCGGTTCCTGCTCCTGCTACTCCTGCAGTACCTAATGCAGTTCCTGCAACTCCGACATAGCCGCTGTTTCCTTGTCCGATTATAACAGCGGGATAGCCAGAGATTTGTGTGCCAGCTCCTGCTTTAAAGACACCCCCTGTGACGTTCATACTCGCTAATGTTGATGCAGTGAGAGTTCCACTAAAAGTACCACCGCCATCAATTGTTAGAGTACTGCCATTCCACTTTAATTTGTCTTGTAAAGAAAAGTTTCCAGAGTTATCAACATAAAAACCTGTATTAGTATTGCCCCAGTCGCCCGTTCCTTGATAAATTTTAGTGCTAGTAAGTGTTAAACCTCCTACTGACCCCCCTGTTTTATTCTGTGTATTAGCTGCAGTTGCCGCAGTACTTAATACGGTTGCATCAGAAGTATTATCTACGTTCTCCAACCCCACATTAGCCGCTGTTGTATGTTCATTAAAAGTGTTAGTATCAGTTAAATCAGTACCATCTATAGTTAGAGTTCCTTTAAAGCCTGCGGTTCCATCACTATTAATATAAAAGTTTGGAGAGTGAATACTACCATTACCACTACCATTTAAAGTTATGCCGGAGCTGGAATAATCAGAAGTAGTATGCTTAGTTCCATTATAGATATATCCAGTATCAATAGCCCAGCCGCCGATAGCACCAGAACTGGCAGTTACACTTCCACTAAAACTACCGCTAGCTGCTTGCAGCGCGCCTTTAAAAGTAGCAGATCCACCCACTACTTTAAATTCTTCAGTGGCTATATTACCGGAATCTAAGTCTATTACCATACCATTTGTGGTAAAATCAGTGCCATCTTCATTTGCGGTAAAAGCATCACTATCTCTTATCATACCAGTTGTAATACCACCACCATCAATAGTAGTTATATTAGTACCATCCTTTTTAAAGAGTCCGGTTCCGTCAACAAAAGTTACAACACCAGAAAAACTTGTATGCTCAACTGCAGCACTATAAGATACAGTAATTGTTAGCGCTTCTGCAGTTGCCTCTTGCCCAGTGTATCGAATAGTATAGTATGTATTAGTTGAATCTGCTTCTTGTGTATTTGGAGAATTTTTCCATGTATTTGTTGTGCCACTATCATTAATATTGGATCCAGATACCTTTCCAGTACTAAATGTATAAGTAGTGCCCCCAGGCGCGGTCGGCGTACCAGAAGTAGTTTTCTCTTGATATAAATAACCTTGTATTGTTCTTAACCCCGGATCTCCATCCGTACCATCTTGCATACTAAGAACAGGAGTGGACCAAGTAAGTGTTCCAGAAGTTCCTGTTGCTCCTGTCACAGTAGCAACAGCTGCGGAAGCGTATAAAGGAGTTGAACTTCCCGTAGGTATCGTTCGAGACCATGAGCCTAAATTAGATATAGTATTAGTTCCAAAATTATATGTAGAACTAGAAGGTGTATGACTAGAGGTAAGAAGAGTATTTGATCTCTGATAAATAGTTAATTCTGCTATAGAGATTCCATCGGTTCCGTCTGAGCCTTCTATTTGAATAGGAACTTGCCAAATCCAGTTAGTCGCTCCTGCAAGTTTTGAGCCTACACTTGAATACATCAAAGAGTTAGATAAAGCAGGAACATTTGCTACATCTGTATACCAGCCACTAGGAGGGGTGCTAGAAGAAGCACTTGGTGCAGTTGTAAGTACAGTAGTAGAACGTTTAAATACAATATCTACTCCGTCTCCGTCGTCTCCGGTTACGCCTGTTCCGCCGTCTTCTCCATCTTTAAGAAAAGAAACAGTAAGTGTTGACTCAACTTGTTTTGCGCTATTTTCAGGATCGTCAGTTTCCCTAACAGTTGCAGTAAATACTAAATTAGTGTCACTATGAGTTGAAATCGCGGATAAAGCTTTTGAATAAGTTGTAGTACCATTATTAGTAAAACTAGTTTCTGCAGATTGACTAATATCTGTATGACCAAATCCTGCTCCAGTTATTTTAAATTCTGGATTTTGAAATCCTTGGGCATCAACGGTTAGGGTTATAGTGTCATCTTGTCCTGACTTCAAAACAGGCGGATCTTCTCCATCAAAGCTTAATGAAGTAGGGTCTGCAGATATAATAACTACTCTAGGACTATCATTTAAATCCTTGTTTATAGTTGCTTCTGAATAGAAGGTAAAAGTTCCATTATTATTTCTAACATTAGCTATAATTGCATCTTTATTTACGTCAAATTTAAACTTTTGTGGATAATGAGAAGATCCAGCAGCTATCGCAGTAGGGAAACTTTTATCTAATCGTATATCTGTATTGGAAGCAATATGAGCAATTCTAGCTGCTTGTGTGCTATTAAAATAAATTATTTCTCCAACATTATAATCTGTCTCAAAAGCTGTACTTGCTCCTATTACTTTTATAGAGTTAGCAGCAAGAGTTATAGTACCCGTGCCAGCAGCATTAAAATTAGAAGCAGCTGTACCACTTCCTGTACCTGCGTCATAAAAGTAGTTTTCATTTAAATTAGAATCTATATGATACTTTATTAATTTTAAAGTTTCGGTTGTATCACTAGCATCAAAGAATATATAATGACTAGCTACTTGTGTATCATAATCATTTAACCCTGCATAATTAACAGTAGTTATATTAGTACAATCTTGTTGATAAGTGGTTACAGCCCCTCCGCTACGTTCAGTAAGTATAAGTGGACTGCCCGCTGAAGCAAATTTATAATCAGCGTTTAATATTTTAAAGGTTTTAGCAGTAGGGCTAGTAGTAGAAACCAAATCTACATCTCGAGATAATATACCTCCTATAGGTATGCCGGCGAATCTTGGGGCAGGATTAGAGAATGTGTCCCCCACAGTAACAGTAACGGTAGCAGGAAGAGATGGTGAATCTATAGTACTCAGGGTTCTTAGCCCAAGAGTATAAGTACCTGCTGGAATATCTAATCCTGTAAAAGAAGTAGAGGTTTTAGGCAAAGTTATTACTGCCCCATCGTGCTCTAGTTGGTACCCTTTTACGTGTTCATATAAATAACCAACATCGCCGACAGACTTTCCTGGATTAGTAGGCGCATCCCAAAATAATATAATGTCATCAGCTATCTCCCCACTATCATTAATATTACGGGTACTAGCGTAAAAAACACCTGGAGGAGGTACTGTATCACTAGCGGTAATTGATGGATATACTGTATCTCCTACAGAATGTGTGAAATCTTCGTCTACTTCTACAAATTTGTCATTATAATGTTCTACTGCTGTTATATCGTATTCATTTTTTCCTTCTGAAATAGATAATATTTTATAAGGCTTCTTTGAGCCAGATACTTCAACACCCGCCGCATTTACCTCTTTTAGTGCCCAAATGGTTTGACTATCAGGTTCTTCTGAAAATGCTGCTTGAACTGTTATAGAAGAAGTTGGGCTGGCAGCAATAGAACTCGCATGAACTGCTTGAGTTTCAACTCGTGTATAAGGCTGCCAAGCTGTAGTTACAGGCTGTTCGAGACCTCCACTAAGAATAGGGGCACTACTACCATCGGTTTGAATAATATCTGAAGCTTGACTTTCAGTATATGTTCCAAGTATTAAATCTCCTTTATTATAGACTACGCCCTCAATTGTTGCTGAATCATTTTGAGTTAGAAATACTCCTGGCTTTTCTATAAGTACACTTAGTTCATATGTGGAAGCGGAATTTAAAGACACAGCTCTATCTAAAGGGATTACTGTGGTGCTAGGGGTACTAGCGGAGGAGACTCTACCACTATATTGAAGTTGTGAAGACGCCCTATTAGCATCTTGTATATTAACCACATCGCCAGGGGCTAAAAATGCTGCTCCAAGGGCAGTTTTAAAGCTAACTATTTCAGTTTGATTTTTTGCGGTCCATACTTTCCATCTGCCATATCTTGTAGCTTGGCCTTCTGTTACTGCTCCGAAAGCAACAGCATTTTCCGAAATTATTTTACCTGTTTCTATGATATTTTCTTTATCTTCTACTAGTAACGCTTCTTGTTTATAATCTTGTTCTGGATTGATCCAAGTGACTACAGTTTGATTAGTTCTAGTTTTACTGCCTGTGGATTGATAAGAAAATAGCCCGTCAATTACATTACCTGTGGTGAAGTTATACACAGGATTTTTAGGCTCATCCATGATTGGAAATATATTACCGTCTAACCAGTACAGCATTCCTCTAAATACTGTTGATAAGTCTTTTAGTACTTTATAGGCATCAGTAGCTTTTTGAAAGTATACATTAGTAGTAAAGCGAGGCTCTAAACCCCCCTTTCCATCTGGAACCATTTCATCACAATATCTGCCAATTCTATATAGTGCATATTTATCAATGTCTGTGGCTGTTAGCCAAGCGCCTAATCCATATCTATTATTAGTTATTATATCATAGAATACCCAAGCTGGATTATTCGTATATACAGATTCTTCTCTGAAAGCCCCATCCCAGTTTTGATATTCACTAGCATGTATTGTATCTTTATCTATTCGTCGATAGTTTGCTCCTCCATCACTATCAGAGGTCTCATCTCTAGTTACATAATTAGAAGGGACTTTTATTAACATTCCCTTCAAATGATAAGTTCGTTTAGGAACAGTTCTAAATGCTTTAGTATTTATACCTACTTGGGCCATTGCCGTATAAGGGTAGGATAAATTTTCTTTAATTATAGTATTTAAACTCACAATAGTACAAGGAGTAGCACTAGTATAATCAGCGTTATAAGGCTTACTAAACGTAGTATAGTACGCTCTATCTACCTCACTCAATCGTGTTATTTCTACTTGAAAGTCAGAAAAGTTAGTACCATAATCTCTTAAGACTAAGATTTCTTCTATAGAGACTGCGCTTCTAGAAAATCCTATATGTCTTAAAGGAGTTTCTTGGGTATGAATATCTTGCCAATTTCCATAGTCGTTACCATGTTTTAATCTAATTCGCATTTTATAAAAAACTTTTCCATCATGGTCTGTACCCTTTGCAGAAGTATTCGTTAAAGAACCATAAGTGAAAAGTATTCTAATTTCATCCGCTTCTCGAGCTTGCGAATCAGATAGAGCAAAATGCCCAGAATTAGTACCTGTAAATGTTTTAACACTAGCAGTAGTCCCGTCTAGAGGGCCAGCAATTGCCTCACCAGAAACACCCCCTGGAAGTGCTATATTTCCCATCCCGGTACCTGCAGGCGCGGGGAAGAATTCTTGATCAAGCTGACCAGTTTTAAAATTACAACGAAATCCATCATATTTAATAGAACTACCTATGCCTCTATGCGTCTCTATTTGATTTCTATCTGTTCCGGTGATATTAGCCGCATAGTCCCCTGTAGTACCTAGAAAGGCGGTATTCAGATTAATTGTGTTGCTTCCCGTCATTGTTTTAAAACTTTGGGCGTAATCTACGTGTACTTTAAAGTCATCCCCATCCTTAATATTTTTTTCAATAATTTTAGGAATTTTATGAGATTTACTGTGAAAAATACATCTAGTAGGGGATATAAAGGCGCTGATACCTACTGATGTTGGATCACCTGCGGGGCCAACAAGTGTGCCTAGAGAAGGTATGTGCCAATCAGTTATGTTTCCGCCTATAGATAGATGCGTAACTACATTTTGAAGCTTATTATTATCATTAAATACCCAAGATTTTTTTTCAGCGGTGGTAGTTGGAAAAAAAGCAGTATCTGTTGTAACTATAACTGTATTTACCGGATAGCCTGCACCTATATACCTCGTTACGACTGAAGCACTCTCTTGAGTTTTATAATCTTTTATAGCTAACCATCTATCATTAATACCATCGGAAGGAGGTAGAGCGGCGTGGCCATTAGGCTTATAAGTACATTGACTACTATTTAGTTGAAGGTAAAATTTTGCTCCAGTTGAGGCGCGAGTAACACCAGCGTTTCCTAGGTCTACAGCAGGTACATCATTTAAATGTACACTATTATTATTATTAACTAATCCTAATATTGGCCCCTCTGATATTACATCTGTGACACATATATCTTGATTTTTTCCGAACGAATTCAGAGTTTTATACATTGTAGTAGTTGCAGATTCAGGCCCAGCACTTGTTAAAGTTGCTAAGTCTTCTGGATGAAGTTTCATCCGACCTGACTGACTAGGATCATCCCTAAACCCTGCTGCTGCAATCATTGATTGCAAACCGCCGGAAGCCGTAACCGATTCGCTTTGCATTTTATATTGTGTATTACTTACTTCAAAGGACACAGGAGTTCCTGGAACTCTTAATTCTCCATATAATACAGGTACGGGATCTCCTTCTACAGCATTCTTCTGAGACCCGCTTAACATATAACCCTCTTCTTCCTCAGCGTCTACAGAAGGATCAGGTGCCATTATTTGTTGAATACCGTTAATAGCTAAATTAGCGGCTATAGCTACACCTGCCATGCCTGCAGCAGCTGCTAAACCTCCAGTGGCTTGTGAAAGAGCAAACAGACTTTGTGCCTGCATTGGCCCAACTGCCATTTGTGCCATGGTAGGGCCAAATACAGGTATAAACATTAGTGCAGCAATGGCCATTGCCGTAAGTATTTTGGCTTCGCCAGATTTTGATCCTGCGGGAATAGGAGTAATAATTATATCTCCCTCTGTTAGAGGAAGTAAACATTCTTTAATATCAGTTAATTCTTGGCCATGTACTGCTACAGAAAACTGAATATCGTTTTCCATACAGTTTATTAAATAAGGCTTAAACTCTGAATTATTAGCACTTAAAAGGCGAACAGCATCTTGTACCGTATCCCCCACAAAAGGGTGTACAGTTCCAAATTTATTGGCCATTTCGCCATTTAAGTAAATTTTACGTGCCATATCTATATATTCCAGTTAAGTGCTTCTTCCATAAAGGGTAAAGATTTTCTTTACAAGATAATCTATTTACTGCGTGATGAAAAAATATATCATCATATAAGTACACACCACAATGTGTGCCTATATTTGCTCCCATATTAAAAATGAGAATATCGTTTTCTTTTAAATTATTTACAGGGCTAAATCCCCATTCTTTAATGTGTTTAGCCGTAAAATAATCTTCTTCTTTTTCCCACCAATCATCTAAATAAGGGTCTCTTCTTCTTAGTTCTATGTTCAGATTCTGGGTATAAAAGTCTCGTACTGCCTCTAAACAATCAAATACACCAAACTCATACTCTCGACCCGCTAGTTCATTAACTACTTTTTTAGGCTTTAATATTTCTAGTTCCATATTAGGATAACTAAAAATATAATAAGGAATTCCTATAACATTACAAAATTTTCTATCATTATAACTAGCCTTTGGGCTGCTATTGACATGACTATGTACTATTCCTATTATATCGCTTTCTGCATTGGCTCTGTTGAAATCATCTGGATTTATTACAAAGTCTTCCTCTTCTTCCGCGAGATTTTCGCAAGGAAACCATTTTGATTTTCCTTTAACAACTCCAATTATTCCACACCCTTCTTTTGGGTACCACTTTTTGAAATGCTTCTCTATAACTTCTAAATGCTTTACTATCATCTAAACTTCATAGTTCCTGGAAAAGACCCAAAAGGTAAAATCTCATTTGTATTTTTACTTGTTGTAGGATAAGAATTAGCTGTGGTCGGAGTATTAGGCACAAACTGAAACCGACATTTACAGGCAGTTAATGTTTTAGCACATACATCTGCTCTAATCCAATAAATAGATTTAGTTTGTGGAGCGATTTGACCGGAACCTGTTGTTGCTTGTGCTAATAAAGCTTTCCATACTGTATTACCGTGTTCATGGTAAGTGCCTGCTGTAATTGCCGCACTATTGACATAAGCTATATAACCTTTAGCCCCAGTATGCCCCGCAGCTACAGTAGCTGTTAATTGTGCTGCTGTAACTATAGGATTATTATTTTTGTCAAAATAAGCCTTGTGAGAAAGTATAGCAGCACCATTATCATAGTCTACTTTACTATCTATCCCCCAAGTACAGCCACCCCCCATTTCTCTGTCGTATCCCTGATATACCCAGCTACAGTATTTACCTATAATTTGTCTATTAGGTAGTTTTATACCTTGTAAATCATAAGGAGAACTAATTTCAAAAGTCACTGCTACCGGTGATTCTCCTGAAACTCTATCTAAAATAAACTTCTTTTTGGGAAATTCTATAGGAAGAGTTCCGTTGCCTGTATTACTGGCATATGTGGAGGAGGTCTCTAAGTATTTCGCTAATGTTTGTCTTACGACAATGGTTGATCCTAGTAAATCTTGATTCGATAAACCTCCTAATGCATCACTAAATACATCGGTAACATTGGCAATAGTAAGAGAAGGTCTATTAGTAGCTCCATCGGCATTATACTCGACGCCACTCATTTCTAGAGGGAAGGGTTCGTATTCTCTAATCTTATAAGGACTAGTCATATCTTCGAAGTATACTTTACCTAAACTTTCATCTAGTCCAGGATGGAAGTATAGAGTTGTACTATTAAAGGTCAACTCAAATAACGATATTAGCGCGCTGCCAGGATCGTGTTTTTGTACTAATTCTATTAACTCGGTCATGCTTCATAAACTCTTCTAAATGTGGTTGAAATACTATAAGTTACAGGATGGTTATCATAGTTTAAAGTATAATCTCCTACTACTACTTTAATTGTAGTTTCTCCAGAATTGTTACTATCAGGAATAGTAAAATCAAAAGCTGTAGCTTTTTTAGTTTCGAAAAAATAGGCAATATCATCTATTACTTCTTTTGATCTATTACTGAATTTAACACTATAAGCCTCTTCTACATTATTAATGCCATCTGCGATTCTTTGCTCATACCCATCACCAAATTTTGCAATCCGTATTCTAGACTTGGCTTTCCTAGACATTCCTCTATCTGGCCTAACTTCCATATTTGATAATGGATTATTAGTACTCACATATCCAGCTGGTATAGTAAATCCTAGTGCCATTATGCTACTCCATACGGATTAAGAAGGCCGCCCGATCGTTTTTGATTCTGTAGTTCAGTTTGAACGGCACTAGCTATAGCTCTGCCTAGTCCTTCTTGATCTCCACCCTGAGTTTGCATACCCCCATCCCCAGAAACATTAACAACTATATTATTAGCCCCGCCAGTCATATTTACTGGTATAGCCCTTCCGCCAGGTAGTGGTACAACTGCTTCTGTTCCATGTAAAGTAGCAGGGTAGCCGCTTCTTGGTCCTCTAGCAACTCCGCCACCTGCGTATGTTTTCTTGCCTTCACTAAATACTCCCCCTAATTTTGCTACAGGAGGGGCAGCGGGAGAGGCAAACATTGACATACCTGTAGCTTCTAAGGCTTTCATTACGAGTAATTTAACAATTATATCAGATATATTCTTTAATACTGCGACGGCCATATCTGCAAAACCTTGTTTCATTGATTTAGTGCCATCAATAACTGCATTAATATTACTTATTAAATTTGATTCTATACTACTACTAACAGTATTTAGTATTTTTTGACTATCTGTACCGGCTTTCTTTGCGAGTTCTAAACCATTTTCTGCTACTTTCAGTGCTGCTTCGTCTTGAGCCAGACGGGCATTCTCTCGATCGAGCTCACTGCCCGACATACCAAGTGCATTCTGTCTATCTTCTTCTAGCTTTCTTCGCATTTCTGCAATAGTTAATCTTTGTTTTTCTATATTTAAGATTTCCATCTGTCTAGCTTTTAGACCCGGAGGCAGAAATTGAGTATTTTGCATAGCTATTGCGACATTATTTTGAGCAACTGCAATTTTAAGAGCTTCTTCACGTATTCCAGCTAATGAGTCTCTATATGCATCGGCCCCTCCGAAGGCTTCGAATCTGGAATCTAGTATCTCAAAAACATCAGTTTCCACCCCATCCGCTGCTGCTGTGGTCATTGCGGCATCTCTAGACTTGATTAACTCATTTAACCACGCTTCTTTATCAAAAGTATCGCCCTTAATTTTAGTGGCAAAATCATTAAGTTGTTCTATAAGAGAGGATCGTTCAGCAACATAGGAACGTGCTGTTTCTTGTATTGCTTCTGCAGATTCAACATCTCCGGCTTTCAATGCTTCTAACATTGCAGGAGATAGCCTTGTTAATTCATCTCCAAATCCGGCTAACATATTTTGTATTGCTGCCTCTCGTTGGCTCCCTTCCAAACCTGCAAGTTGTTCTGCCATCCCTTCTTTTATTTGTATGGACTGTATACCTTGATACATTTGTAAAGTACGTTGAGATGCTATTCTTCCTACGGCTGCTTCTTCTTCTGAAGTTAATCCTCTTTCTTCTCTATGGGCAGAATCTGTTATTACATTAATATTTTTGGTATGTATATCTATACCGTCATTAATTATCTGTAATTGTTCCTTTATCCCTTGGCCATATTCTCCAATACTGTGCAACCTTTCTTCCCAAAAGTTTTCGCTCTGCATTTCCTCTTCTAATGCTTGTAAGTCTTCCAGAGGACCGAGTACGTTTTCTGCTATATCCGTAGCAAAATCTTTTACCATGCCCGATAAGTCCAGATCCGTCCAGCCTTCGTCGACTTCAAATTTCATGCTCGCTTTTCTTTCTTCGCCCAATAACCAAGCAGGAATTTTTTCTATGATACTATTTATCATTTTTTGTATATTATTTCTCATCTCATAAGTCTTACTACCAATTACATTAAACAACCATTCAAAAGGCTTAACCATATTGGAAATCATATCTATTACATTCGTAACTACAGTATAAGGAGCTTCTGAAATTTTTATAAACATATTATAAATTTGTTGAAGGACTGCAAAGATAACGGCGCCTTTCATCATAGCTCCCATGGCTTTACCCACCATACGAGCACCTGCGGCCATACCTCTAAATACAGTCGAGGAAGCTACTTTCACACCTTTCAATCCTATTTTTACGCCTCTGAACGCTATGCCAAAAGTATTTTTTATTGTTCTACCCGCACCTAATCCTTTTCTACCTACTATATCCATATTCTTGCCGATATCTTTAAGTGCGGCCTTGCCTATACCTTTAAAAGTTCCCCTAGTGACTTTACCAAACTTTTTCATTTGCTTTTCAGCGCCTTCGATTTGTTTCTTTAACTGCTTCTCCTGAGCTTTGGTCATACTACCTTTTGCAGCGGCTCTTAAAGCTTGGCTTCCAGGAACGCCAGCATCTAGTGCTTTCGTCGCCCCTTTTTGTACTTTAAGGCTCGCGCCAGCTTGCATTTCGGCTAAAGCTGTTTTTGCGGTTTTCATTTCACCCACATATTTTTTTATGTCAGACATTGCATCGCCCACTTCTTTTTTATGCCCATCTCCCCACGCTTTCATTTTTGCACCCCATGAATCTATAGGTACCATAGCGGCAAGAATAGAATAGGCTAAAAGGCCAAAAACTACCATAGCTGCTTTGGCATTAGACGCAATAAAAGTAGCCATTGCTTCTAGTGCGGGCAAGAAGAATTGAGTTATCTTCATAACTAAATCGTCAAAAGTGGTTTTTAAAACAGTGAAGGGGTTTTCTTTGGCGGCAACTTCTCCATACTTTTCATCTAATTGTTTCTGAGTTTCAATCAATACGGCTTGGCTTCGTTCTGCAGCCGTTAAAGCATCTACTTGTTTTCCTATAGAAGCTGCATAATTTTCAGTAGCAGTTTTTAATCTAAGAACAATACCTAATTCATCTAATAGTTCTGGTTCTGCTTTTGAAGCACCTCTTACTAATCTATCAAAAGAATCTTCAAAATCTCTACCAAGTGCTATTGATACTTTTCTAGCCCCTTCGGTTAATTTCTCCATCTGAGAGCCGGAGAACCCTTGAGCTAATCCTATAGCCGTGGCTTGCCCTGCTTCTTTGAATCCTAACATACCTCCGCTAGCTTCTCTTAACCGAGCAGTCATAGACGTAAGAGCTATACCAGTAGTAGCAGCAAACTGTACTTGGGAGTCTTGAAGATTTGCCAAGTCTGCTTGGCCTTTAAGAAAGCGAAAAGCAGCGCTAATAGCGAATATATTGGCAGCTAAAGCGGCATAAGCAGGAACAATGCCTCCTGTCATACCTTGTGCCATTTTTGAGAAGTTTTTGGAAGCGCCAGAAGAAGCGGCTGCTACACCTTTTATATTTCGGTCAGCAGTACCCGCAGATTTAGAAGTTTTATCGAGAGCATCACCGGCATTTTTGGCATCAACGGCAACTTTCTTTGTGCCTTTACCTTTTACCTCTACGTCTATTTTTACTTTTTTAGCCATTAGCCTTTAACATTATGGGTGTAATTTTTGCCGTCACCGCCTTTTTTACGTTCATTTCTTTTACGTTGTTGTTCTGCCTCTTCTGCTCTCTTTTGTATTACAATACGTTCATATACTTTCATAAAATACATAGTTATTTTAGGATCTTCTACTTCCCACAATTCGAAGAGTTGAGTACAATGAGACCAATCCTTCCCCATATATGTACCTGACATCCCCTCCCAAACATCTGATAAAAGGTCATACATAAAAAATGCCACCTGAATTTCAGACGGAAAATCCATCTGGTTCAGCGGCATCTTTTGTGGATCAGGTTCTTCTCCAAGCTGTTCGCAGATTCTTAAATATTTATCTAAGTCTACTGGAGAGGCTTGTTCATTTACATATCGAACAAGTAGATCCTGAATTTGTGCTACTTGTTCCCCGTAAAATTTTCTAAATCACCTATAGTATCAGACACCCAAGTATCAAAGCCAGTAGAGTTTTTCATAAGTAACTCTGCATTGTCTTGAGTATAAGGTAATGTATCATCGGGTTTAAAGTCTGAAACATCCACCAAAAGAAACTCTTCTAAGTATGAAAATTTCAATCCTTTCCAGCCCTTAACCACGGCTTTAGTATATTCTATTATAAATTTTTCTTCATCTAAATTTTCTTCGGGTTGATGAGTGCTTCTATTAAATTTTGTAGATACGCATCTTTTTCTTAGTTTTATTAACTCTTCTCTAGCTAAGTAGCATAAATCTATAATAAAACCATCATGTCCAGGAAAATCTATTGATACTGTTTTGCTTGGAGTCATAAGACTCGCTAACGAAACCTGAGGCTTCTTTACTTGTTCTGTCATTACTACATCCTATCTTAGTTAAAAAATCGCAGGGGTTTTACCCCCTGCTCGATTATTAATACATTATATTTCACTTTGACAAAAATGTCAAGATTTATTTTTATGGAGTTGTGTAAGTTGCTCCCACATAAGTTAAATCTGCATCATCGGCTTTATCCATACTTGAAGGTAAGGCGTTAAAAGTAGTTTCTACAGAGATTAAATCTTCTACTGAGTGAGTAGGGATATCTACGTGAGCTTGTGGGCAATGAATTTCTAACCTAGGAGTACCTGCTGCACCTCCGATAGCAAATCTAAGATCAAAACTGTTAGAAGTTACCGTGGTTAGTGCTGACAAGTCCTCGTAAAAGTCCTTACTAGCTTTAGTATGTGTACTATCCTTTGCTAAGTAACAAGTGAAACTCCCTGTTACTGTACGAGAACCTGTTACGTGACCAACTGCTTGGTTTACAATTCCTAACTCTTCTGGGGTTGTATACGTTACATTATTAGTCATTGTAATACTTCCACCTGTTAGTGTTAAACTATAATCCTGTTGTAACTCAAGAGATCCGTCTAATGTGGGATTCTGATTAGTTTGTATAGCAGTTGTAGCTGTGGCTACAGTACTTGCTCCTGCTGTTCCTATTGCTACTGTAGGTGCATCAGCTGTTAAATATCCTGTACCCGCATTGGTAACAACAATATCAGTTAGTGTTCCGGAAGTTCCACCAGAAAGTACTGCAAATCCTATAGCTGTAGTTCCGCCTGAGCCTCCTGGAGGACTAAAGGTTATAGTAGGTACACTAGTATACCCTACACCTGCGGCTGTTATTGTTGGTTTTGCTACTGTTCCTACTTGAATTGCCAGAGTCGTTAAACGATTTCTGATAAAGTTGGATGTTGCAGCAGTAGCCTCATTAATTGTTGCATTTGGAAACGAGCTAACTTCATCAATAGATGTCGCCATACCCGCCCAATCAATTTGAGCAATACCATCAATATCAAAGTTAATAGTTGCTTCGTTTAATACTACCTTACCTAACTTATAAACTAGGGCATCGGTTCCTGTACCCATTTGAAAGTAAATATTAGCTCCATCGTCTGGGCCTAATGTTGATACATTAGAGTGAGTAAGGTTAATATGTGTAGCAGATCCTGTACTAGTAAATTGATCATCAAATTTATACCCTGTACGAGCAGCTGGGCCGCCAAAAAGGGCCCACAATGATTCTTCTACCGCATGGCAATTTGTAGTAACAGAGTCTGCTTCTAGTGCACCAGTGCTTGCCGGAGCAGAAGTACCTTTTGATAAGAAAGGACGGATATAAGTACTGAAAGAAAATTCTGCCGCTGATAAAGAGTCATTAAAGGCTCGTCTACCTCGACGACTGACTCCTGCGGTGCTTTCCATCTCATTAATACCAATCTCCGTTACGTTTGTAGCCTGTGAAAAAGAGAATCCTTCAAGTACTGGAACCTCCCACACAACAGACCCGATTTCAATACGCATTTTCGAGTCGCGGCTAAAATATAATTGTTGAGCCATTATTTTCTCCTATTATCTTGAAAAGGCTTGGAATTGAACTTTTGTTCCTACCAGCATTTTCTAGTATCGAACCTCGGCGACCATTTCTGCTACACCCATCGGCTCTAATACACCTTCATCAGTATCAATACTGAGGATTGTGATTTGTTGTATTCCTTGAGATACCCCTAGTTTGTCTGTATAAGTCATACTTGAATTATCTTCTAGTACTGTCTCTACATCTTCTAATAAAGCGTCTAAAGCATTTACAGCGTCTTCTTCATTTACATAACAGCGTAGAGTAATAGTTAAAAATCTATTTTTTATCCCGCCAGTTAAATATTCTCTTGCTTCTCTTCCCGCATTTATATGTACTGCAGGAAATTCTTCTACTTCGTCCCAAAATTTTAATCTAGGGCTTATATTATCCACTAAATCAGTATGATAGTTTCCGGACCCATCAATAGCTTTTAACTTATCTACTATGGCATTTACAATTCCTTGTCGTCTAGTAGTATATGATCTAGTTGCCATTATTGTGTCCTTCTAGTATAAAACCTTCCCATTGCAAACTTAGCTGCTACTGCCCTTAATGATTGGTCTATTAACCTTCTTGGGTCATAATCAGGGCTACCTTGTGCTCCTCCCTGTTCAAAAGTCTGATAAGGGCTTAATTGATAAGTATATCCAATAGAAGGAAACCCTTGGGGCGTAGTAATTATATCTGTAACTCTCGCTGACCCCGCTAGCCTACCGGTTATAGACTCTAGTCTCGGTCTTCCCATATTTCCTTCTACTGCTGCTGGCAATTCTTTGTTTATTAGTCCTATCATAGCTAAAGGAGATGTTGATGCTCCTCCACCCATTGCTGCTTGTCTTGCTTCTTTTCTTGTGCTTATTGGAGGAAGTTTATACTTCGGCCCTCTCTTAGCGGTTACTTTTCTTTTACGTTCGTTACCTGTTGCATCAGTATTGCTATCTTTTCGGTTTTTATACTTTGACTTAGTTCTAATCTTTTTAGTAGTACCATTAGGCTTTAACCCTTTTGCAAACCCTGCTATTGCTGTCTTTTCAATCATATCAAAAAAGCTATCAGAGCCTTCTCTCATTACCCAGTATGTTTTTCCACCCTTCTTTACAGCTACTTTACCTAAGGCTTCATCTATGATGGATTGTATGGAGGTTACTTCTCCTTTATCCATTGTGGCTTTGTTCATCCGAGATGATTCAAGTGTAACTTCAAGAATTGATTCCATGTCTCCTTTATAGCTCTTACTCTCTTTAAATACAAATTTAAAAGCTTTTTGAAGTTGCTTCAATATTTTTGCTGCAGCTCCTTTATCGTTTCCCATATAATTCTTAAGAAAGTCTGCGGTCGCTAGGGCTCTTTGAGTTCCTACTGCAGAGTCTCCTACGTGTCCATAATCAAGAAAAGAATCATTTGATCTAATCTCTTTAGAGCCTGGAGCTACTTTTCCTGATCTAGCCCTAACCGCAGAACCTGCCTTTCTATTAAACTCTTTATCTTGTTCAGTTGGGTCATCTCCCCCAATATCCTTACCTCTTCTACTATTGTCTTTTGCCCAAGCATTTATGGCTGCGAGTAAAGATCTCTGAGGATCACGTTTCATCTCTTTTATTTTCTTAAATACATTTCCGCCTTTTTTAATGGAAGATAATGTAAAAACAAAATTAGTATTTTTTTTCTTTTTATCATCAAAAACAACATTCCAATTTTTGTCTAAAGAGGCTGCTGTCACTGCAGTATGATACTTCTTTAGAAAAGGTTTTACTTCCCTTTTAATTATTTTACCTAATTCGTCTGTATCGGCTTCCGATGCTTTAAATTTGCTTATAGATGGGTAGCCTTCTCTTCGTGCCATTTCTTCCCAACATTGCTGTTCTACGTCCTTTGCATTCATAGTAACTGCAGTTGGCATTATATCTGCAAATTCTCTTCGCCAGATACCGGCATCTTTTTTGATAGCTTCTGTTATATCTTTATCAAGTTGTATAAGGTCTGCTGATGCCATTAAAAATTCTTATAAAGGTCTAAGACCCTCTTAATGTGATCTGGAAAATCCACATTGTCACTCATTGATGAAGTGCCTCTATTTTGTACACTTGCACCTTGTAATGTTCGTCTTTCTTTATACTCATCTTTCAAGTAATAAGTAATAAGATCAGCAACCGCTAGTTGCAAATCTTTTGGCGGAGTAGCATACCCTGCGGTATAGACTACCTTAACAGCGCCAGGACCTCTTGGCCAGTTTTTATATTCCCAACCGCCGGTAGTGCGAATTACACTATCTGTATCATTGTCTAAGTAATACTCATTATTACCTGTCGTAAGAGTAGTATAAGAACCAGAATATCCATCTCGCTCTTCTACACTTACAATAGTATTAACAGGGCTCTCAGTTAGTTGAACTACAGAGGTATCCCAATTAACATTAAAAGTTTCCGTCTTATTGGAACTGTAATAATCTACAATACTGTTACCACAATAGGTTTTTACTAATTGGCTTACTGAATCTACCAGTGCATCAATCCTTCCATCCTCCTTCACACTTTGTGAAAGATTTTTTAAGGATTTATACTCGTCTCTTGTTATTAAATCTGTCATAAGTCAATTAGTAAAAACCTGGGGAGAACCGAAGTCCTCCCACAAGTTAAAAGTATAAATACACCTACTTAAGAAGCGGCGTATCTAATTGCAACTGCTGGCTCATTTGCACCACTGCCTGCAACTAACTCTTCAAATCCTCTGGATTGTGAAGCGACAACTGCTGTGCGCTGACCCGCTACTTCATAGTCAGTTTCAATTGCAACACTACGTAACTTAGGCATTAAGTAGTTATGTACATTGACCGCTAGCGCTGCTGTACTATTAGCAGTACGTGCGATTTGGTCACTTGCAATTACAGGAGATCCATAAATAGATCCTACCTGACCAACTACCTTCATGGCGATATCACTACCAACTTCTGAAATATCTGAGAACGCGGCATCTGCAATTAGGTTAAAATACTCCTCAACGTTAACAACGTATGCTACGTCACTAGGATTGACTCCGTATTTGCCCATTTCAGAACGTGCTGCTAACAGGTTTGCACCTGTTACTGCGCCTGAGCCGTCAAGAGCTAGAGCGGTTCCGCCCCAGATATCGGCTAGTTCAGTACCAGCGAAATCAGTACCTGCTCCACCACATAGACCTGCTTGATTAGCAGTACCTAATAGAATAGAAGCATCAATTGCTCGAGCGTGTGCTCGTGCAAGAGCTGATAGAATCCAAGGAAGAACGTTAACGACGATTTGCTCGTCTGTATCGTTAGCAATGAATGTACCAGAAATCAAACGATAAGCATTAAGTGTTACACGGCCAACGTGAAATTCTTGACCAGTACCGCCTGCATGCTCTAATAGATTGGCGTTTGTTTCTAGGCCAGTAGTATTCCAATTTGCATCTTCTGTATCTGGAATGATTGGCATAACGGTAGCGCCTGAAACGACTGCCATATCTCTAAAGAGATTAGCAACCTTCTGCTCAAGTCGTACTTCTTCTTCGAAAGTAGAAGATACGCTTGCATCCAAGCCGATACCAGTTGATTGATCATAAGTAACGCCTGCTTTTTGCATAATATCTTGGGCATAGTTGGTATTCCAACCTTTACCAGTGATTTTACCTAGAACTGAAGCATAGAGAAACTCTTTGCCCCACTTAGAAATATCACCGTCACCACGATTTGAGAAAACTCGCTTTGACTCCTGAAGGCGGGAAATTTCTTCCTTCTTCTCTTCAAGATCAGTTCTATGCTGCTTGAGAACTTCCTCAATTTCAACATCCTTCTCTGCGAGCTTAGCTTCTACATCTTTTACAAGCCTTTCTGCACCAGTCTCAACTCCTACCTGAATAGCAGTTTTAACCTCCGTTTCTTGCTTGACTTTTTCTGCAGCGGCAGCTTCTACCTTTTCGGCTTCAGCTTTCTCCACAGCTTTTGACTCGGCTTGCTTCATTGCAATATTAGTAGCAGTTTGTTCCGCTACCTGCTTTGCAAATGCTTCCAAGTCGATTTCGGGAGTTTTATCTTCCGACATTACGATCTCCTTTTGCACGGTTTTACCCGCCCTTACCGGTGTATTACTAGCTACGCTGGATGATCTCTCATCTTCATTAGCCAGAGACTGACCGGCTAGATCTACACGATTTGTGAAAGTTTTCTTGAAATCATTATACTCTTCCATAGAGTCAAACGACTTCGCTAAAGAAAAAGTAGCTGCCTGATTGCAAGGAACGGAAACAACCGATACCTCAAACAATTCAGCGTCCTTTATCATAAGTCCGTCGGTTTCCTCGATATAATCGGCATCCTTGACTCGGAAACCAACAGAAAATGCTCCAAGAACGCCATCTTTAACTAAGTCGCAGACCCCCGCGGGCGCTGACTTACTAATTTTTGCCTCTAGTGCCAGACCATTATCTGTTACATCGAGACCCGTAGCACGACCGATAGGACGGTCGTAGTCGTGATTAAAAAGAATAATAGGATTCTTTTTAAAATTGTTTAAACCACCTTTACCCCAAGCGTCGGCTCTAATACTATCACCAGCTCTATCAAAGTCTGCTGTACTAGCCATACCGCGTATTTTAACGCTGCCATCCTCTTCGGGCGAAGATTTAAAAGTGGAAGTTAAATTAAAGATTTTATTCATTATCTTCCTTTTTACTAGTCAAATTTCATTGAACTAGGCTTGGGAGTTGGGGGGATTCTTGACTTAGGAAAAGCAGGCTTGTCCTTAAATAAATCTCCTCTACCCTTCTTCTTTTCTTTCTTTATGTCTTCTTGAATATTCGGGTATTCAGTTTCTATATATTTGAATAACAAACTCCAACCATTAAAAACTTTCTTAATTTCTTTAATTGTATGCGGAGCATCATCCTGCCTGCTATACTCTACAGAAGAGTCATATACTTTACCCTTCTTAATATAATAATCAGACAAAGTTTTTAACATTTTCTTCTTTTGCATGCTAGTTGACATTTATTATACCTCTGCTTCTATGGGCGGTAAAGAAGGTTCAGCTTCAGCTTCTTCTTCCTCATTCTGTGCAGGTGCACCGCCTTCATCTGGGTTTGCTGCGCTTCCCGCTATGTTAGCCGGAACTCTTAGCTCGTCGTTACCTTCAATAGGATCAAACCCTATCGCTTCTCTTGCCTCATTTGGTGTGATAACTCCACCATTTACTAGAGAAGTATAATACTGAGATTGATCTCTCAGTTCTGGTTGTAACGCTGGTATATTGGTTACATCTTCTTCTAGTTGAAATCCGAAAAATCTTTCATATGCAAAGTTTATCTTTCGTACTATAGGTAGTATAGTTTCTAAGTAATACAACCTCAAATTAGGTCGTAAATTTGCATTATTTCCTGAATCTAGTAGTATCGGTGGTACTCCTAGAGATTTAAGAATGATCTTCTCGTTTTCTGCTATAGAACTCTGAAAATCTAATTCTTTAAAGTTTACATTTGAGATCGAATCTACTTCGATACCTCCATCCAGGATTAAAGGTCTTCGACCGCCTGCGTCAGGTCGGTATCGAGTGCTCCAAGACTGTAAC